GACGAAAAAGAAGTTGACTACGATACAGACGACGAAGAAAACGAACTATTAAGCAAAGAACCTACGCAAAGTTTGTTAAGTAAAATTGTTAACTTGGTTTCAACAGGCGAAGCAAGACCAAACATAACAAGTAAACAAGATAAAACTATTGACGGAATAAAATTTGTTGTAAGATACAAATACGTTGGTTCAGTTGTTACAGGTGAAACAAGAGAATTTTGTAAGCAAATGATTTCAGCAAACAAGATATACCGAAAAGAAGATATTATAAGAATGACAACACAAGTTGTTAATGCAGGTTGGGGAGCAAAAGGCGCAGACACTTATTCAATATGGTTATACAAAGGCGGTGGAAATTGTCACCACCGTTGGAACAAACAAGTCTACGCAGTCTTTGAAGGAACTGGACTAAACATAACTGAAAAAACAAAAAAATTAGCACAATCAAAAGCTGAAAAATTTGGTTATGTAATTACCAACCCTGCATTAGTTTCGCAAAGACCTGTAGATATGCCAAATCACGGATTTTTACCAAGCAACCCACAAACAAAAAGACAAATTACACGATAATGGCTGAAGCACTTTTAGTAACACGACAAGACATAGTTAAATTTACTTCGTTAAACGGAAACGTTGACACGGACAATTTTATACAATATATTAAAATCGCACAAGATACAGACTTGCAAAATTTCACTGGTACGAAGCTATTAGACAAGATAAAAGCGGACATATTAGCAAGTACATTAACAGGCAATTATTTAACGCTTACAACGACTTATTTAAAGCCGATGCTTATTCATTTAGCGATGAAGTATTATTTGCCGTTCGCAGCTTACACGATTTCAAACAAAGGAGTTTATAAACACAATTCCGAAAATAGCACAAGCGTAGAAAAAAACGAAATAGACTTTTTAATTGAAAAGGAAACACAAATAGCGCAACACTACACACAACGATTTATTGACTACATAAGTAACAATAATAATTTGTTTCCTGAATACAATAGTAATTCAAATAGCGATATGTTTCCAGACACAAACAATAATTATACTTCTTGGTATATTTAATATAAATTATAAACTATAAAAATTGCGTATGCAAACAGAAAATTGGAAATCAGTAAAAAATTATGAAGGACTTTATGAAGTAAGTAATTTAGGTAGAGTTAGAAGTTTAGAAAGAAAATTTGAAAGACCACATCCAAAAAATAACAATGTTGTACAAAAGATGACTTACAAATCTAATTTAGTAAAATTTCACTTAACATTAAAGGGTTATTGTAGGGTTGGAATTTATAAAGATGGAATTAAAAAAAATCATTTAGTACATAGGTTAGTTGCGGATGCTTTTATAATAAACAACAAAAATAAAGAACAAGTGAATCATAAAAATGGAGTAAAATGCGATAATAGTTTATCAAATTTAGAATGGTGTACCAATATTGAAAATAGAATGCATTCATATTTAGAATTAGGCAACTTATTACATAATAATTTAAATTTATGAAGACATACAAACCAAAAGAAGTTAACATAGTTAAGTTAAAAACTTATTTAAAGAAATTAGAAAATGTCAAATAAAAACGGTTGGGGTGACGGAGCTTCTAACAACACAATAGGTTGGGGACAAGGCGCAAATAATTATATTGGTTGGGGTTCTTCGGAATTAGTAAGTTACGAAGGTTTAACAAATATAGTTGGCGCATTCACTACTGAATGGACTACAACTGCTAATAGTGAGACAATTGCTTTACCTTATACAGGAACAGGAACTTATTCAGGGACTATTGATTGGGGGGATGGTAATACAGATGTCAATGATGGTACTGTAACTATTCACACCTACGCAACAGCAGGAACTTATACGGTTATAATTACAGGGGATTGCATAGGTTGGGATTTTGGTCAAGGTGGTGACCCAACTTATTGGACTTCAGTAGTAAATTGGGGACAATTTCAGTTAGGTACTTCTAACTTTGGTTATAATTTTGCATATTGCCCTAATTTAGATTTATCTTCAGTACAAGGCACTTTAAATTTAACAGGCGTAACTAATTTTGATGGCTTGTTTTTTGAATGTACTTCTTTAACTACAATCAATAACATAAATTCTTGGGACACTTCGGCAATTACAAGTATGAATGGGATGTTTGGTAATTGCTCTTCATTTAATCAAGCATTAAGTTTTAATACTTCAGCAGTTACAAATATGGGTTCTATGTTTGCTAATTGCACAGCATTTAATTCTGCATTGACATTTAATACTTCATCAGTTACAAGTATGAATAATATGTTTTTTGGTTGCTCGGTATTTAATTCTGCACTGACATTTAACACTTCATTAGTTACAGATATGTCACAAATTTTTTATGGTTGCTCGGTATTTAATCAAGCATTAAGTTTTGACACTTCATCAGTTACAGATATGAATTCTATGTTTAGAAATGCTACTGCGTTTAATCAGCCATTGAGTTTTGACACTTCATCAGTTACAGATATGAGTTCTATGTTTAGAGCTTGTGCGGTATTTAATCAGCCATTAACATTTGACACTTCTGCAGTTACAACTATGGGTAGAATGTTTAGAGATGCTACAGCGTTTAATCAAAACATAAGTTCTTTTAATACAGGAGCAGTTACAGATATGTATCAAATGTTTAAAGATGCACCTGCATTTAATCAAAACATAGGAACTTGGAATGTAGCAAATGTTACAAACTTTAATTTTTTTATGCAAGGCAAAACAGATGCAACTTTCTCTACAACTAATCTTAACGCAATCTATAATGGGTGGAGTACACAATCAGTACAACCAAGTTTAACAATAGACTTTGGCACTGCTAAATATACAGCAGCTGCAACAGCAGGAAGATTAGTATTAACAGGGACAGCATTATGGACTATAACAGACGGGGGTATATAATGAAAAGTAACTATTTAGCAAGTTTATATTTTATAGCGGGTTTTTTAACTTCATTTTCTTTGATTTGTCAAGGCACAGAATTATACATTAATTTGGCAGGGGTTACTTTATTTTTTTATTTAACTTTTAGTTTAACAGAAGCACTTGAAGATTTAGGATTATGAAACTACAATTATATTTATTGCTTTACACAATTAAAAATTCAGCGTTGAAACTTATAACAATTTGCTTTTCGTTTTTTTTACCTATTAGCGGAATACTTGGACTTTTATTTGCGTTAATTTTGTCGGACACGGCAACGGGTATTTGGAAAGCAAAACATTTAAAACAAGAAATAACATCCCGAAAACTTTCAGCAATAATTTCTAAATTATTACTTTACGAATTAACGGTTATACTTTTTTACCTAATAGACTATTTTATTTTAAACGACATAATTTTAACGTTCTTTTCCGTTCCTTTGATGCTTACAAAAGTTTTAGCGTTGGTTCTGGCAAGTATTGAAATAATGTCTATAAACGAAAATTACAAAGTTGTTAAAGGAATAGATTTATGGCAATCGGCAAAGTTATTATTTGCAAGAGCAAAAGAAGTTAAAGACGATTTAAACAAGTTAAAATGAATTTAAGCGCACACGTTACATTAAAAGAGTTTGAAAATTCACCTACTGCAACAACACACGGAATAAGCAATAAAATGAGTTTGTCACAAATTGAAAGCGCAAAATTATTGTGTGAAAACGTTTTTGAACCTTTGAGAATTTACCTAAATACACCGATAAAAATTAGTTCTGCCTATCGTTCAGTACAATTGAATAAAATGATTAAGGGGGCAATTGGAAGCCAACATACAAAAGGCGAAGCAATGGACTTGCAAATAGGCGCAAAGGGTTTTAATTTTATTAAAGACAAGTTAGACTTCGACCAACTTATTTGGGAGTTTGGAAACGATGAAAATCCGTCTTGGGTTCACGTAAGTTTCAGTTCTAAAAATCGTAAACAAGTATTAAAAGCAACCAAAAAAAATGGGAAAACTATTTATAGTAATTATTAGCGTTTTACTTTATTCGTGTTCGGCTCAATACCATTTGAACAAAGCAATAAAAAAAGGTTATGTTTGTGAAGACACCGCAGACACTTTGACAATAACAAAGTTAGATAGCGTTTTAATTACAAAGTTTGACACTACGTATTACGAAACTTTTTTAAGAACTTTTGACACTATTGTACAATGGAAAACAGAGTACGTTCCTAAAACACGATTAGACAAAAAAATTGAGTATAGAATTAAAGTTAAAACTATTTACAAAGACCGAATAGTTCAAAAAGCACAGGCACGAGCTGAAGGACAAAAGGCAAAATCTGAAGCAAAGAGTAAACGACCAAAAGGAAATTTAAACTTATTATTCGTTGGGGTTGGAATAGGTTTACTACTTTCGTACTTATGGAAGTACGCAAAACAATCATTAATCTAAATTTTTTATGAAAAATAACAGCGCAAGGTTTCGACTTAAACAAGACGAAATCGAAATACTTATGCAGTATCGTGGAATAAAAGAAGCAACGAACGAAGCTGGAGTTGATGAAAAAGACGTTAAACACGGTTGGTTAAAAACTAAACAAGCTTCTTTATTTTTTAAGAACCCAAACTTCAAACAGGAAGAACTAAACGCAATCCAACAAATAAAAGACGAATGTATAAAAGAAGTAAAGTTACACGCCCCGAAATATACTGATGCACCTATAAAATATGATATTGATACGGACGGACATTTACTTGTAATTGATATTGCAGACTTACATATTGGAAAACTTGCAACTGCATTTGAAACAGGCGAAGACTATAATTCACAGATAGCCGTTAAACGTGCAAAAGACGGACTACAAGGAATTTTAAACAAAGCAAAAGGGTTTTATATTGACAAGGTTTTATTCGTTGCAGGAAACGACATTTTACACACCGACAACACAAGAAGAACTACAACAGGTGGAACACCGCAAGACACGGACGGAATGTGGTACGACAATTTTTTAATGGCAAAAAATTTATACATAGAGTTATTAGAACAATTAATGAATTTTGCAGACGTTGAAGTTGTTTACAATCCTTCAAATCACGATTACACGCACGGTTTCTTTTTAATGCAATTAATTGAAGCACACTTTAACAATTCAAGTATTCGTTTTAATGTAGACTTAAAACATAGAAAAGCATTTAGGTACGGAAGTAATCTTATCGGAACTACACACGGAGACGGAGCGAAAATCGAAAACCTTCCTTTATTATTAGCTACGGAGTTTCCTATACTTTGGAGCAAAACTAAACACCGTTATATTTATTCGCACCACGTACACCACAAAACAAGCAAAGACTTTATAGGAGTAACCTTTGAAACTTTACGCAGTCCTTCAGGAAGTGATAGTTGGCATCACAAAAACGGTTATACAGGCGTTCCAAAAGCGGTTGAAGGTTACGTACATCACAAAGAATTTGGACAAATCGCACGGCTTACCCACGTTTTTTAATCATTTAATTAAACGATATTTTGAATTATCATTATTTTAAACGATATTTGCAATTCATAGTTAGTTAAAAGAAAACAGTTGTAAGCACCCAGCACGCAGCTGTTTTTTTTTGTCACAAATTTTTACAATAAACGGCATAATTCCGATTATAATATGACATTTTAAGGTTATACTTTGAAATTACATAATATTTTTAAGGTTATAACCTGAATTATTAAGTAAAAATTACCTTCGTTATATGTTTTTCACCTGAACAAGAGTAGAATTTGCCCTTGTTATTATTTAGAATGAATATAAATTACACTTTTTTCTATTCAGCAAACCCAATAAACACAAG